GCGGTCTACCGGCTCACCGAATACGACCGGCAGCACGATATTTATGCAGGTGAGTGGCCGGACTAAACTGGCCACAGGCAGGCCGCGCTGACCCGAGGGTGGCAGCCGCATGGGCGCGACAGTCTTTTTCCAGAATCAGGCTGGCAACGACATCGCCACCCTGGGGATGACCTTCCAGGTCAGCGGCAGTCCCACCGACCCAACCGCCGTCTCCTGCGTGATCACCGACCCGACCGGCGCGACCATCACGCACACCTATCTCGGCACGTCCCCCGCTGACATCGCCAAACTGTCCCAGGGCGTCTACCAGCTGCTCATCGGCTCCACGATCGTCGGCATGTGGTCATTCCAGTGGACCGGCACCGGCACCGCGTCGGAGCTGGACGCGGGCACCTGGACGGTCAACCCGGCCGGCACGATCCACCAGTTCTACACCAGCGTGGAGGAGCTGAAGTCGCGGCTGAACATCACCGACACGGTCAGCGACTTCGAGCTGGAGCTGGCCGTGCAGGCGGCGGCGAGGTCGGTTGAGAGCTACTGCGGCCGGTTCTTCTACCAGGTGGCCGAGACCCGCACCTACATGCCGTATGACATCTGGAGCCTGCCCGTCGATGATCTCGTTTCGGTCACGTCGATGGCCACCGACCAGGACGGCGACGGTGTGTTCGAGCAGTCATGGGTGCTGGGCACCGACTTCGAGCTGGCGTTCGGGATGTGGGAGTTCAACCAGAACGTCACTGGCGAGGCCCGTCCCTACACCCAGATCCGGGCGATCAACGCGGCCGGCGGCGGGAAGTTCTTCCCCTACACCTGGCCGTTCAGCCGGCTCGACCGCATCCAGATCATTGGCGTGTGGGGCTGGCCCACGGTGCCATACCGGGTGAAGCAGGCCACCCTCCAGGTCGCCAGCGAGCTGTTCAAGCTGAAGGACTCACCGTTCGGCCTGGCCGGCACGTCGGAGTTCGGCATGGTGCGGCTTCCCCGGGGCGGCAACCCTTATGTGGCGAGCCTGCTCTGCGACTACGCTAGCCCGATGCACAAGGTCGGGATCTGATGGCTGACCTGACCAGCGTCTGCAACGCGCTCGCCACCGTGCTCGATACGATCCCGGGCCTGCGGGTCAGCTCCGGGTTCACGTCCCAGGTGAACCCGCCGATGGCGATCGTTATGCCACAGCCGTCCCAGTCGCTGCGGTTCGACACGATGGGCGGCGGGATCAGCTACCTGCTGCGGATCGTGATCCTCGCCCAGTACGTCCAGGACTCCTCCTCGGTGAATCAGCTCAACTCCTACATGGCCACCACCGGCCAGTTTTCGATCGCGGCGGTGATCCTGGCTAACCCCCGGCTCGGCGGTGCGGCAGAATCGGTGAACCTGGACTCGATGAGGGGGTACGGCCTGATGGAATGGGCCGGCCAGCAGTACCTCGGTGCCCAGGGGCTCGTCACAGTGCTGGCCACATGACGCTGCCCGAGATCACCGAGATCCAGCGGTGGCAGGTTAAGCCGGGTGACCGGCTGATCGCCTACGTGAACCGGGATGAGGTCAGCCGGGAAGAGGCCCGGGTGATTGTGGACCGGCTGCGGGCTACGCTCAAGCTGCCCGACCTGCCTATCGTGATCGTGACCAGAGAATGGGATTTCGCCGTCATGGGGGTACCCAGCGGCAAGGACGCAGCCAGAGGAGAATCGTGAAGATCCCCAAGCGGGTGCTTATAGTGCACCCCGGGCCGCAGTTTTCCGTCCACGATGTTTTCGCCGGCTGGCAGGAAGCCTTCATCGAGGCTGGGATCGCCTGCCGGGACTACAACCTTGAGGACCGGATCGCATTCCACGATTCGGCCTACCTCTACACCGGCAAGCACGACGATCAGGGCAACCCCCAGTTCAAGAAAGCATTCCACGACAAGGCGATGGTTATCGGGGTGTCGGCGAACGGGATCTACGCCACCTGTTTCCAGTGGTGGCCCGACGTGGTGATCATCGTCTCGGCGTTCTTCATCCCCACTGAGTTCATGGACGTGCTCCGCTCACGCGGTATCAAGGTGGTGCTCCTGTTCACCGAGTCGCCGTATGAGGAGAAGCGGCAGCTGGAGCGTGCCCGCCACGCTGACCTGGTGCTGCTGAACGACCCACTGCTGATCGGCATGTATGACGAGGAGGGCATTCCCGCCCTCTACATGCCGCATGCTTACCGGCCTGGGCTGCACTACCCAGGTCCGGGCGAGGACCAGTTCATGACCGACTTCGTCTTCATCGGCACCATGTTCGCCTCCCGGCAGGAGTTCTTCGGCAAGATGCTGGCGCTCGGGGCGTTCGAGGGGCTCGACACCACGTTCGGCGGCAACTGGGCGACGGTGAAAGAAACCGACCCGCTGATGAAGCTGCTGTCGCATGAGCGGAAAGAATGCGTGGATAACGCGCTCACCACCCGGATCTACAAGTCCGCCAAGGTGGGGCTCAACATGTTCCGGCGCGAAAACGACGACGACACCACCGAAGGCTGGTCGGCCAGTCCCCGCGAGATCGAGATGGCCGCGTGCGGGCTGTTTTTCCTGCGCGAGTCCCGGCCCGAGTCGGACGAGCTGTTCCCCATGCTGCCCACCTACGCCAGCCCGGAGGACGCGGCCGAGCAGCTGCGCTGGTGGCTGGACCATGACGCGGCGCGGGGGATCGCGGCTATCCAGGCGCGGGCAGCTATCCGCCCCCGTACCTTCGCCGCCAATGTCCAGAAGCTACTTGGTGCGCTGGACGAGCTGTGAGGCGACATGGATCAGGCGTGGGCAGAGGGTTACCAGCCGGTAATGTGGTGCGACGCCTGTGGCAGTGACCTGCACCGGGTGGAATGGCTCACCGAGGCCGAGGCGGCTGAGCATGTCCGCGCCCAGCCCAAGACCCTGGCTAACTGGCGCAGTCTCGGCGAAGGGCCGGTCTCCTTCAAGGCCAAGGGCCGGGTGGTCTACGCCCGCTGCCTTATCGACAGATGGATGCTCAACGGGGAGTGACTTCCCGATTCTTCCCGCTAAGATAGGGGCGACGGAGTAGGCCATCCCCGTCAGGCCGCAGCCGAGGGGAATCCCGGTATCCGGCTGGAGCCCGCCATAGAACCCCACGGATACAGGGGAACACTGTGGCCAGGCTTCATGGAAAGAGCGGCTTCGTCTACATGGCGATCCCCTCGGGCGGAACGGCCAGCCCGATCGCGTTCCTGACCAACTGGAACATCAACTTCACCGTGGACCAGCCCGAGGTCACGGCGTTCGGTGACGCCAACAAGATCTACGTGTCCGGGCTGCCTGACGCATCCGGTGACTTCACCGGGTTCTTCGATGACGCGAGCCGGCAGATCTACACCGCCGCCCGTGACGGTATCGCCAGGTCGTTCTATCTGTACCCGAACACTGTCGCGGACCCGAACATGTACTGGTTTGGGAACATTTTGCCCGATTTTCAGATTTCGGGTGGAATTTCCGAAGCGATCTCGATCAAGGCCAACTGGAAGGCCTCGACCGCGATCATCAAATATGCTCCCGTGGAAGGCTTCGGCTGACCGGGCCTGCCTGCTACGCTGCCCCCAGCTAATCCTGGGAGGCCGCGATGTCCGTCACTGTCGTTCACGACGCCATCCATGCCAACGTGTCACACCTGCCGCCAGGGATGGCGGCCGGCTATACGACCGGCTCGCCGGACATCAAGTGGACTGCGGCCGACTGGCACGCCCACCCAGGTGCGGTGCGGATCGACCAGGACGCGGGCGCGGTGGACGCGACCGCCGACGTGCTCGACGTGGAACGCGGCGCGGCCACCAACGGCGAGTCGGCCGGCTGGTACCGCCGGGCGCTGGCCAGCTTCAACGCGGCCACCCGGCCGGGGCAGCGTCACCCGGCTATCTACACCAGCGCGAGCAATGTGACGCCGCTGGTGAACGCGCTGATCGCTGGCGGGGTCACGTCGGGGCCTGGCCTGTGGGTAGCGAACTGGAACCTGTCGGACGCCTCGGCGGTTGCCCTGGTGGTGGCTGCGTCAGGGCCGTACCCGGTGATGGGCGTCCAGTTCGCGTCCGGCCAGTTCTATGACACGAACGTGTTCTCGGGCACCTGGCTGGCCACCGTGTCAGGCGCTGCCCCGCCGCCTGCTGACCCCGGTCCGTTCCGCAAGGAATTCACCGGGCTCAACAGCTGGGCCTCGGTGGCGAACGCCCGGGGCACGACGGCGGCTCAGCTGATGGGGCTGTCGGCCGCCTCCTACACCGACGCCGATAAGGCGAAGCTCGCGGCGCTGCGGCCACGGCGCGGCACCCCGTATTACACCAAGAACCGGTGACCGAGGACGAGCTGCGCGAGCTGGCCGGCTACCCCGGCCCGCCCGAGATCACCTTCGCCGGGATGCAGTGGAAGATCCACTCCGACCCGCTCGCCGCCTTGCTGCGGTATGTCCTCGCGGACATGAAGTCCAAGCCGGAAGGCGACGACGACGGGCGCAAATCTCTCGCTGCCATGCACCAGCTGCTGGAAGACTGCCTGG